TATCTATGATAAATGCACCAGTAGCAGGTTTAGTATTCCAGGTAACTGTGTCCTCTGACCATGAACCGGTAACAGCTACTATCCCGACTGCGCTGTTACCACCGTCTACAATCTTATAGCAGTATAAATAGAGCGTTGCCGATACTATCGTAGCACCGGTAGGGATATCGATAAGCGGAAAAGTCATAAAAGATTCATAGTCCGATGGCGCATAATCCCTTACAAGTAATCCAGGGGAATTACCGTAATTTGTAGTAGGCGCACCCTCATAAACATAGGCATCATCGCTTGGATAAATCTTAATTGTTTTCTGGGTTACATCGGTATTTGCCGAGTGGAAAAATACTGACTCTTTCCTTGTCTTATAACTTGCGATATTTTCCGAATCCAGATAAACTGTACCTACTGCTCTAATGTCATCAATGTATAGGTTTTGCCCGCCACCTTCAAATCCTATGCGCCTTATTGTATCTTTATCTGCATCTGCTACAGCCGATATATCAATCTGCATCTTTTTCCATGAGCCGGCATTCACAGTACCGGTTAACTGTATTTTATTGTCATCCCATGCAGATTCCCCTATCCCAAGAAATGCAGGGTTAGCGTCAAAATCAAGCCCGCTCCCAGTATTGTCAAATACCCAGAGTTCAATAAGGTCGTAGCCGGATAAGTCTTTTGCATTGAGTGCCCCTATATCGATTATCAGGGTTTCCCCGTCACTGTGGTTAAAGTCTATACAGCCAGAGCCTTCCATTTTTTTCGAGGTTACGGTCGTAGCGGTTGAAGCACCGGAAGGCGTCCAGAGAGTAGCATCATCGCAATCATGCAACTGTATAGTATTTATCGATACATTATCCGGAGCGTAAGGGTACATGCGGGTTATAAGATTCGTGCTGTCCTCTTCCCTATCCATGTAGGTACAATTTTTATCACAACGAAGCTGCCTTTTTGTCCTTGCCCCTATCTCATACTTAAAATCAACGGTACGGGTAGAGTTAAAATAATATTCACCGCCCAAAATATCGGCTAGTTGGTAGAGTACGGATAATACGGTACTTCTGCGGTCAACATCCAATATAACCGTACCTTCTATGTCCACGCTTCCCCTTGACCAACCAGTACCTGAAAGTATGTAGTCGAGGTGATTATTTACCGTATCCTTGATGTAAAACCTGTCTATCGTAAACCCTGCCAGTTCGCTCATTATATGGTCTAGCTTCACATCGATATAAAGCTTGCCTGCGCTTTTAACCCTTTTTACTTTCTTGGCTATATAAATTTCAACCAGGTTCCCATCCGGTATATCAACGTAATCCTCTGCTGATATCCTTTGAGCGTCTGCTAAGTCTTTGTCATACTCAATCTGCATGTCAGCAGTCCAGGGCCCATTTACCTCTTTTGTGGTTTTGCACATTACAAGCTTGGGAATATTTTTTACATCGGGAAAAGTGGTAGCGATAAGCCCAATTTCAGTACCATCATCGTTGGACTCAAAGTCATCTACATAAAAAGTACCGGAAGTTCCGGCGTCAAGATCATATGCACCTAAACATATGCACCCGATGGATTCGGTGTCATTGTCAACATTCGATACAGTCTCTTTTAATGTCCCGTCCACGTAGAGCGAAAAGAACCCGTCGTCAGCGCCCGTCGAAGCCTGCCAGTCAATTTCTATACAATGCCTTCTGTTCGCTATCTCATATAAGGCGGATTCAAAATCGTAATCTCCGTCCGAGTAGTCGGACATCAAAAGTTTATATACCCCGCTATCTTTTTTTACATCAAGGAAAAATGCCGGGATAGCCTCGTCATTGTCAAGGCCCTTAAAAAGCGTGAACTTATCTCCTTCGGACATGGTCAAAGAGTTAGGGTCGAAATAAAACCGGGCCCTGTAGCGTGTAATGTTATCCGGTGTCTGGTCAAATAAATCTACCTGTAAGCTGTCCGCAATTGTAAATCTTGCCCCGTAATGGCCATGCATGGCAGCGTCTGGGTGGCATACAAGGAGACCCCCTTGAGTAAGGGAGTTTGTCCATTTGGTAAAAGTGCCAAGTTCAAAATCATCTTTGAATAGTAATGCCACTATACTTTACCCCTTACCTTGATCAATATATCCATACCGGGCAATGCCTCTATGATTATCATTTTCCCACCTGTAAAAGTAAGATTGCCGCTTCCGGACAAAGCAAATGAACCCAGAGCACCCTTAGAGCCATCAAAGGATAGATTACCGCTACCTGAAAGACTAAATACTCCAGTTTCATTTTTACTGCCTGTAAAAGTAAGCCCCCCTGTGCCGGATAAGGTAAATAAGCCTTTTGCACCTTTAGCACCTGTAAAGGATAATGAACCCCCGCCCGATAATGAAAAAGAACCTTCCTTGTCTGTATCTTCTTCTGCTGTACCTGTAAAAACCAGAGTACCGCCACCGCTGATATAGGGAGTGTATGAAGTTTTTAAGTTAGTCCATAATTTTCTGAAAGCCCCCTCATCCTCATATCTTGCACCAAAAAGGTCATCTGCATAATTATAGAAATAAGCCCTTGTCATGCCGGAAGCCTGGATATAGGCAAGCATTTCATCTACCGCTTGAGCCTGTACAGCTTCATCAGCGGAGTAATGCGCAAGGCTGGTATAGGAAGGTCCAAATTCTGTTAGATAAAACGATTCCCCAAACTCATCAATTAAATCCTGCATCCTATCCTGATAAGATAGATCATAGGGGTCTTCGTCTCCACCCTTGTAAATATTGGAACAGATTATGTCTATATCCCCCTTGCCTTCTGATATCCATGCTGCGGTCTCAACCGTAGTGTCCCCGAATGAATAAGAAATATTTCCATTGGTAAATATTGCCTGACATTCAGTAGCAATGGAACGCATACCTGCTCTTATTTCAGCATCGGTTCTTGTATCATTATCATTATGGAAGTTTTCTTCATTGCCTAACTGAAATTCATAAACCCCGTTATCCTGCGCCCATTGCGCAGCCTCTTTTATTGCGGTTCTAAAAGCTTCCCAATTATCATCGGTTATTGTAGTTCCGTTTGACGAAACTCCCCAAATAATTTTTATAGTAGGGTACGCCGCTATAGCTCTTATGACTGCTGCTTTGGAACGTGCTAACCATGAAGCGTTTGTATATGTAGGTACATCAACCCTGAATTCCCTGAATCCGGCTGCCCATAACTCATCTATATAATTATCAAAATATGAAGTAGTTACAGTGGAAAATAAGTCTATGCCAAGCCCCGGCCATTTAGTAGAAGATAAAGCACCCTTCTTACCGGTTATGGTTAGAGAGCCAGACCCCGAAAGCGTAAATGAACCGGAATGTTCTTCTCCACCTTCGGTATATACAATAGTTAATCGTGCTGCAGCAGTTCCCCCGCCAGTGGTGGCGTAATCTTCTATTTGAAATCTATCTCCAACATCAGGATTGTTATGATAAATTTCGATTCCCAAATCATAACCACTTGACCAAGATGTATCCAGGATTTCCTTGATTAATGCCTGAAAATTAGCACCGCTTACAACTTTATTGTTCCCCGCTGTTGTTACTTCAAAATCTATATATGCATCTGTTCTTGTCCTTGAACTGGGCCCGACAGCGGGACTTACTGACCATGCGGGTGTATCACCCTCAAGTCCAAAAATGCGGGTTGTAAATCCTCCCCCTACCCACATAATATCAAATTCAAGCTGTGTTCCTGCATCAACCGAAGCGGGATTGGGGGGTATAGTTACATTCTGGAAACGTAAACCTATCCTGTATTTGCCTGCACCGGAGACATTTCCCACCATAGCGCCATCTGAATCCCATCCATTTATATCAACCACGCCAGCATCGGATTCTTGGCAATCATCAGCATCTGCAGCTATTCCTGTTTCGCCCCATTGAGCCATTTTATTTTACTCCTATCCGTTAAGGTCAAGTGTCCCTGCGTTTACAGTATAAGTACCCTGTCCGGCAAAGACTTCATTCGTAACCTCAATAAGCGCATACCTTGTACCGTCAGTCGAAGCGGAATATATTCCTACGAATGCTACCGTGCAGGCTGGCACATCAAATACAGGAAGTGTCCCGTTTGCTGCCATAGAACCGCCCGAAGCGGCAGCCCATGTTATAGCTTTTCTTGCATAGGCTGGAGTACCTCCGCTTACTTCGTCCCCATTCACAATATGCAGGCTTGCCCATGCCCCGGCTACACCCAGAGCGTCAAGCATTAAATCTTTTCCATCATCTTCATAAATACTTGCCATTTTCTCTCCTAACTCAAATATGTTTTTCTAAAAGTTGTGTAAATGTCTATATCTAAATCAGCGTCATCAGTCCCGGCCTCAAACTGGTTTATTCCCTTAGCTAACGGCGGGAATACAGCTTTTCCGTCTCCACCATCACCCAGCCCGGAAGGGTCAAGAACGCTGTTTAATTTTATGGTTTTATTCCATGAATCTATTTCAAGCTCATCGTCAGCCTCGAAAGTTTTGGATATGTCTATACGGCAGCCTGAAATTGTGTTGTTTGCAAGATAGATATGTGTATTGCTAATCGGTGGGGAAGCGTCATTAAAAGTGATTGTAATAACCGGCCATGCAAAATAATGCCCTGAATTTGTGATGTTGAAAGTCTGGCCTATTACTGTTATCCCTGTTTGGGTGTCGGTATCTTCCGTTACGGCAAGGCCGAAAGGGTATTCATTGCAGCTAAATATCAGGTCAACTAAAGAATACCTATCTTTTTTGCCTACTTCGGCATAATCGAGGTACTGGCAATTCCAGTATTTCGTAGGCTCATCAGATATTATTAATTGCTGGTCGCTATCTGAGTAAAGAAAAGCCGATATCGCATTAATTTTTGTTATAAGATCGCTGTGATTTTCAGCTTCTATGAATCCGTTTAAGGTAAGCTCATATTCGGTGAGCTTTTTGGATAGCATTATCTTTCCGGGTCTATCCGGCGGGTCAAATAAATTAATATCCTGTTTGGACATCAGCGGTTTCTTAACATCATAAATATAGTAATCAAGAGACGATAAATTCGTACCCCCAAAACTTGCGTCTTTTAAAGTTCCGAATATTTCAATGTAGCTCAATTTATCCTCCCAACCTTGAACGTGTGTTTACACCGTCATAAACAAATTTTGATACGCTCTCCCCTATTACCCGTCCGTCTAGCTCGATCGGTACTCTTATCTCTATAGGTACGGATTTACCACCGATGTTCGGGGGATTGTTGATAAAATTCCAGAACCAATCAGCAACGTTTTTTTGCTGGCTGGTGTTTGCTATAACTTCATAATCATGCGCTAATATCAGATGTTCATTTCCAGTCTGGGGTATATTCATTCCAGTAGCTGCTCTGGGAATATTCGGCATGCCTATAATACCGCCGGTGTCATACTTTTTGGGTGGCTGCGCCGGCATACCAGCACTATATGAGGGAGTACCGCCGGAGTAAACAGTCTTTACTTCAACGGTTACTGATTTACCCTTGATACCGGATATTGCTCCAGTGATGTCTTTTACCAGTCCTATTATCCCTTTTGTGGTTGCCTCAAATTCGGAAAGCATACCCCTGAAGGATTCCTCGGTCATTTCGCCATTTTCAACAGCTTTCCTTCCAAGTTCGATATATGCTTGCTTAAGTTCAAGTTGCCTTGCGAGGCTTGTACCTTCTACAGAGTATTCACGCCAGATAGTATCAATTAAATCTTCCCGTGCATCCTGTAACCTGAAAGT